AAAGCCTAATCAGAACCCACACGTAGCTATTCGTTTCCGTGTGTACAACGCTTGGATCACAAACCTTTCATACAGCAACCTAGATGCTGGTGGAAATAGCTTGATGGTCGAAGAAATGACTCTTGTCCATGAAGGTTGGGATGCCAAGTACGCTAAATCATTAACAACCACAGACTCAGCTGGTAAGTTCGCATAACATCTAAGAAAAGGAATACAACATGTCTACAACTATTAAAGCAGCAGAAAACCCACAATTGGCAAATCAATTATTAGAAGATGTTAATAAGATTGTTAATCAGGAAGTGATGGGGTCAATACCAGAAGTGGTAATCCCATCACTTCCTGATACAACAGTTACGCTAACTGCGGGTCTTATAGATCCGTTTGAAAATACCGTTTCTACAACAGCTGAAGTTAGAGAACTAAACGGGGCAGACGAAGAAGCAATCGCTAAATTGTCTGATCCAGGTAAAGCTCTTTTGGCTATTCTAGAACGAGCAACAGTATCTATTGGAGATCAACCATCTACAAAGCAACTTCTAGGTTCCTTGCTTGCAGGAGACAGAGAAGCTTTGCTTTTAGCTATTAGAAAAGCAACGTTTGGTTCAGAGGTAGAAGTTAGCACAGTTTGTGACAAATGCCCAGAGCTACAGACCTTTAAGATTGATCTAAACAAGGATGTTGAAGTTAAGACGTTAGAAGATCCTATCCGGGATCGTAGATTTACTGTAGAACTAAAGGCTGGGCTTGCAAAGGTCAACCTACCTACAGGAGATGTTCAAACTCAAATCATTAACGCTACAGACAAGAATTCTGCAGAGTTAGACACCATGCTCCTAGTTGCTTGCGTAACAGAGATTGGTGACCAACCGGTTCTAAGCCCTAACCGTATTAGAACTCTTGGAATAACAGACCGCAGACTTCTTCTAGATGAAATCGCAAAACGAAACCCTGGACCACAACTAAGCGAAATTAAAAAGGCTTGCGGAACATGCGGCCAGGAGGTATACCTGCCACTAACCCTGGCAGAGTTGTTTCGTCAATGAAAGCAGCTATCAAGATGTAATTGACTCTTACGATTTACTAGCTCAGTTTTACCCGGGCTGGTCGTTAACAGAGTTAAGAAATCTTACAGTAAGAGAACGATTAATATTTTTATCCAAAGCAGTAGCTAGACCTAAGGCGGTGAGATAACTTGGCAGAGGCAAGAGGAAACTTAGGCACCGGTGGAGATGAAGCTTTCACCGGTCAGAAGAGTGTCGAAAAGTTAACTGATACCGCTAATAAGGGCTTTGGAAATGTTTTAAAAACAGCTAAAGAACTTGAAAAAGTTTATAGCAAAATTCGTGCACACGTAGAAGGTGTTGCTAAAACACAGTCCGGTGGCAGGTCTACAAGCACCATGGGCAATAGTCTTGGACAGATGCCTAATAGAGGCGGCATGGGAATTGCCGGCGGAATTGGAATGGGCGTAGCTGCAGTAGGTGCAGGCGCTATGGGCATTATGCCTAACACAATGACAGCAGTTACACAAAGACTTACTGCTGAAGGCGTTGCAATGTACAGTTCCGGTGGCATGGGAGCTAGAGGAGTAATTGGTTCTGCCAACTCTATGATTGGTCGCGGTAACGCAACCAGTGCTATGGGCCCAACTATGGCTATGGGACAGATCTTGTCTCAAGGTGGTTACGGTGCTCAATCAGTAAGCACACAGAGAATCATGAGTCAGCTTGGCGGTATGAGCGCCATAAGTGGTATGAGCAACGAGCAGGCGGCTGGATCATACGCTGGTCAAAATGGTATGAACATGTTGCGTCTAGGAATCAGACTTCGTGATAGAGAAGGAAACCTTAGACCCCCTAACGAAATTATTAACGAGCTGTACTCAAAGATATACCGAGGAAAAACCCCTAAAAATCCTGAGGTAATGTTTAGTCCAAACAGCATTGAGTACCAAACAATTATGAACATCGCTGGTGGGGACGCCAACCTATTTAACGTTTATGCCAGCGGTCTTATGGCTAGATTTAAAAATAATAAGCCACTAACTGGTAAAGACATGAGCAGTGCTAAAGGCATGCTTGGAACCATGGGCGTTGGTGGCGGAGTACAGGCCAGTAACTTTAATTTTCAAAGCTCACAAAATAGAGTCTTGCAAGGAACAGAACAAGGATTAGTTGGTGGTTACCAAGGAGCGCTAGGTGCGGCTGCTGCCGTAAATAATGGTTTTGCTGCAATTGCAGAAACTCTTCCTGGAGTTGTAAATGGTTTAGCTTCCCTTAAAGGAGTTCTACAAACCCTTCCTATGGCTGGTGGTGCTGGTGCAACTATGGCTGGTGCTGCTGGAAGTCTTTCAAACCTACTAATGATGCGTATGGCTTTTGGTGGGCTTGGTAAAGGAGGACTAGCAGGCGGCGCCGGTAAGGCCGCTATGACAGCTGGTAAAGCTGTTCCAGTACTAGGTGGACTTCTTTCTGCTGCCGGTGGATACGGCGCTGCAAAAGCTAGCGGAGGTTTTGATTTTAAATCTCTATTAGCTAGTGCTGCTCTTGGTGGTGGAGGCGGTGCTGTAGTAGGAGGTCTTCCTGGCGCACTACTTGGAGCACTAATTGGTGGTGGAGGAAATGCAGTAGGTCAACTTATGGGAAACATAGGTGGCGGAGAAAGTACTAGTCCGTCTTCAAATTCTCCAGGTACAACGCCACTAGCAATAAATCCTGCCCCTAATCGTCAACGTGTTTCTTCACAGTATGGGTATAGAAGTGACCCAAATAATCCTAGAGAGAGACATCACCATGGTGGTATTGATTATGCAATGCCAGTTGGAAGCCCAGTGCTTGCAGCAGCAGACGGTGTTGTAGATCAAGTAACTACTCAACCAAATGGTGCTAGAAGTTACGGACACTACGTTGTTATTAAGCATGAAGGATTTTATACTTACTACGCTCACTTAAGTAAGTCTATGGTTAGAGTAGGTCAAGAAGTGCGACAAGGACAACTTATTGCTTACTCTGGTGGAAAAAAAGGAGCTTGGGGTTCTGGAAGTTCTACTGGACCACACTTGCACTTTGAAGTACGAATGAGTAAAGGAAGCAAACAAACAGTTGATCCTCAAAGTATCTTTGGAAAGATTAAATCAAAAGTTGCTGGTTTGTTTGCCGGTAAAGATAAGAATGAAATTTCCGAAGAAGACCTGTCACAGTTTGTGTTGGGAGGTGGTGGACCAAAAGGCGCAGCCTTTGCTGGTGGACAACTATTAGATTTGATTCAACGAGGAGGGCCACTTAGTTATGGAGACATATCTAAGGGGGGAGTCCTTGATTGGGCAAAAGAACACGGAGAAAAGTCAAGTGTTCTAGACGGACTTATGGGAGATAATCAAATGACTGCCGCTAGTGGAGACACTTCAGGCATGGCGTTTGGTTCTCGTAAAGGATTGCTTAAAGCTTTATACAACGAAGGTTTTAGAGGCAAATCCCTACAAACAGCTTTTGCTGTTGCTTTAGCAGAATCAGGCGGTAGAGCTAGAGCTGTTGGGGATGAGAATATACAGGACAAAACCTATGGCCCTAGCATTGGTCCTTTCCAAATTAGAAGTTTAAAAGACCCTAAAAAGTTTGGTGAGTCTGGACAATGGAGAGATCCTAAGAGATTATTTGATCCATCCTTTAATATTAAAGCGGCTTGGAACATCTCTAACCAAGGTAAGAATTGGAAAGCTTGGTCTGCCTACAGCAATGGTTCATTCTCTAAGTTCTTAGATGATGCTGAATCAGCTGCTAAATCTGCAGGTATTCCTGCATACGAGTACGGCGTTGATCGTACTAAGGAAGGACTAGCTTACCTGCACCCAGATGAAATGGTTCTTAACAAAGGCCAGGCAGATTTGCTTAGAAACAACAGATCTAATTCTTCTGGTGGCGGAACAATTAACGTCCAGATGGCGGTAACTATTGCTAAAGCTGGGGATCAAGAGGTTCTTGTACTACTTGATAAGTTTAAAAAAGCAATTGCCAACGATAAAGACATTGCAGAAATAGGGAGATTCTAATGCCAAATTATGCACCAGATGGATATTACTACACCGTAGCAGCTTATGAAGCTGAAGGTTATGAGAACGTCCCAAATACTCCTAATTTAAGTGGTTGGTTTCCCCTTGCTAAAAGCAAAACTTTAAACACAAAAAACAAGGCTTTGTATAGAGTAACTATCTATGATGGAACGGCGGGTCTTCCTGGAACTATTGTTAGGGACTTTGCGTCTAGTGGGTCTAGGTTAAGCAGTGATGGAGATTTTGCAACCTTTAAAACTGCAGTAAAGGACATTGCTGACATCTCTTCTATTAGAACTATTGATGATCGTTATTATGACTTTACAGTTACACCTAAAAAAGCGGGAACGGTATCTCCAAAACTTGTTCCTCAAGTTCAAATTAATGGTATTTGGAGAGACGTAAAAATACAAACAGGCGCTAAAATTCCAAGCGTAATTTTTACAAAAGCTGCTACTTCTGTTTCTATCCCAACAACAGTTAATGCATACGATGCCTACGGAAAAACTGGCCCGTACCAATATAACGATTGCACTAAAAAATTCTTAAGACTTTGGCACAGCAACGTAAAAGAAGTTCCTGTTCAAGGAAAAGCTGGAACAACCGTTATTGAGTATACGGTATCAATAAAATACTTTAATAAAAATGGTGATCCTGACGGCTCAGATAAAATTATCTCAAAACAAGTTAATGGAAAAACAATTAACCGAGAAAAAACAACTGAATCTCACGTTCCAGGAAGTTTAACTCAATTAGCTAATAGGATGTTAGACGACGCTAAAAACTGTAATTCTACTGGGGGAAATAATAACAACAATAATACTCCCCCACCTCAAAAAACTCCAGAAACAGTAAAAAAAGCAAACAACTTTAATCCTTACCCACATATTGCTACTAGACATTTTTCTTCTAGAGTAACTGAAGAAGCTATTAGCGACGAAAAAACAAATCCATACGATCAATTAGCGTATTTCTATGTAGACCCTGATGTAGTGTCTCTTCCAGACAAAAAGCAAAATGAGATTGCAAACGTTGGTGCTGCTCAGCTAGAGAAGCTTTGGGGATTTAGATTTTTATTTAACCCACAGTATATAAGCTTTAATATGAATTCAAACAATCAAGTTGACTGGACTCGTCCTAATGAGAATAACGCTCAGCTAGTAGCTTCAGGCATTGGCGGAAGTATAACTCTAAATATTCTTTTAGATAGAGTAGCTGACATGGCTAGCATGAAGCAGTGGCAAAAAAACGGAGGGGGAGAAATGAAACAAGGAAACTACCCCGTAACTATGGACGCTGAGCAATGCGCAGGTATTTTGCATAGAGGTACGGAGTATGATCTTGAGTACTTATTTAGAGTGTTAAATGGAAACCCTCAAAAAGTAATTTTAATGGGCGATGACCCTAAAGATGGGCTAGAGGTATTTAGCGCAAACATGGGCTATCTTACACAACTACCCTTTATATTTAAAATATCCGAAAGACAGCGGTACAAGGTAATTATGCAAAGCATTAGCGTTGAGCACAGCATGTTTACTAGAGACATGATTCCTATTAGAACAGTGGTTCAAATAAACCTTGAGCGTTTGCCAGACATAACCAGTGGTAAGTTTAGTAACTTCAAACAAGCTGAATCTATTAACTTAATTACTCCGTTAACTAAAGCAGGCAGAGACTTTATTCCACTAGATCGTAGAGGGGCTCAGGTTAAAAAATAATGGCCGTATATAGAGACTCTCGGTACGATGATGGAGACGCCCAGCAAATAAAGAACAAAACTACTGGTGCGTATGCTTGGACCGTGTACCGAGCATTTCCAGAGTCTAGAACTATTACCTATATAGACTACACATGGGTAGATGGGGACAGACTAGACTACCTAGCTGCGGTCTATTTAAAAGACTCTACCTTGTGGTGGCAAATTTTAGACGTAAACCCAACTCTTCCAGATGCTTTTGAAATAGCCCCTGGAACTATTATTAGAGTTCCGAGGTCTTAATATGGCCCTGCCTTTAAATAAAAAAAACTTAGTTAAAACACCTTTAGAACGGTTTCCTTATAGAAAAGTAAGTTTTCCGTTAACTCCGTCTTTTGATTTAGTTTTTTTAACTGCTAACTTAGAGCAAGAATTTGACACACATGATCGACTAGTAATTAAATACGCTGGAAGATTAAGCAATTCTTCAAATTCTGTTAATTCAGGAGATCCCGTTGAGTTTGAGTACTCTGGCGCAGGGTCTAAAAAAACTTGGGTTGGATACGTGCACAAAGTAATTCCTTCTACCGTAGCTGAAAGCGCTACTACTATTATATGTATTTCTCCCACCTATCTTTTAAAAACAACTAGACAAAAAATCTATAAAAAAGTAACAGCAGATCAAATTGTTCAAAAAATCTGTAAACAATACGGATTAAAAGCAGTTACTCAACGTCATCCAAGAGTATTTTCAACTATTGGACAAGCTGGGCAAAGCGACTGGCAATTACTCAGAAGATTAGCTAAACAAACAGGTTTTGGATTAAAAATTACCGGAACTACGGTTTATTTTATGTCTAAAGACAAGCTAAGTTCAGCCAGTACTTCTAAAGCCCCTTATTTTTCTAAGGAAACCGCAGCACCTAACGTACGCGGTATTTCTTCTATGGGAACTCTTATAGAATTTACACCTCAAATATCTGATGAAGCTCCAGATATGGTTGGGGCTACTGTAGACCGTGTAGTAAGCGGACTACACTCAACTAACAACAAGACTATTGCAACTAAGCATAAGATTCAACCAGCTAAAAAGAAGACTAAAGGAACCGTTACCCCTAGTAAGAAATTTTTAAAGAAATGACAAAAAGCCCGCACAGTAAGCCCTCACAAAAAGCAAAATTTGTAAAACATTTGCCTTTTGAGGTAGCAAAAACCGTATCAGAAGCAAAATTTATTGCTGAAGATTTAGCAGAAGCTAACAGATACAACTACAGAGGCGTTGCCCTTTTATTAGGAGACGCAAACGTAAACGTTGGTGAGTCTATTTACCTAGACAACCTAGATCAAGATATGTCCGGGTATTGGACTGTAATAGCAGTTAGTCATTTATTTGGTGGAGGAAACTATACTTATCAAATGGAAGTATTAGTAGGAGCAGACTCTTTAGGTGGTGCTGATCCCAATATTGGAAAAAAACTAGGTAAAAGAGACTTTGAGTCTGAGCTGTCTAAACAGTCATTAAAACCAAAAGGGTCTAAGTTAAACAATTACTCTATTGGGGTAAATAATGGAAAAATTGATACTGGATTAAAAAAGACTAAGTCAGCTAAAAATATACCGGGTACTAACGCTAGAACTTTAGCAACCTCATATAATCCAAATATCTACAAAAACGATAAGCCAGATTTTTCACAAGTAGCTAGACAAGTGACTTGGAGAGCTAAATGACAACCAGCCCAGATAACGAATACATGTGCGACCCTCAGGGAAGGGTTAGATTTTATGGAATTTATGAGGGCATAGTTAAAGAAATTAACGACCCCTTAAAAAAAGGAAGAATTAAAGTTCAAGTCACCGTTACCGGTCAAGAGGTTACTGATTGGGCTAGGGCCGTTTTGCCCATTACTCATAACGCAAACCACCCTGATCATCAAGAGCATACCGCTGCTCAGATTGCAGCACTCTTAACCACTACCTCTACATCTATAACAGATTCTAGAGGAGACTCCGCGACTGTTCCCGCGTTGACCGTGGTAGCAAAAGCGGGTGCTGGTACCCTTAAACACCCCCATAAAATTGTGGTAAACGCCATAAAAAAGTGGAACGGGTCGGACGCTAAAACAGCGATGTTTAACGACGCAACTAGTACAGACGAACACACCCCGCACCGGTATGTACCTAATAAAGGTCAGCGTGTGTGGATTATGTTTGTAGCAGGTTTACTTGAAGAACCAGTATGGATAGGAGTACAAGGATGAAAGCTATATCTTTTCCGTTTACTCTAGATCCGTTTGGTAAAACAACTAGTACAACAGACCAAAGAAAAATTTATCAAGATAGGGTTTTAACCTTGCTATCTACGGCTGTAGGTGAACGTCCTATGCGCCCTACTTATGGGACTAATGTTGGCTTAGCAATGTTTGAAAATCAAGGGAATGTAGAAAAAGCAATTACTAGCGCAATTCGCTCAGCAATTTCTAATTGGATTCCAGAACTAACTGTTAATAAAATTCTTGTAAAGGGATTTTTAGACACGGGTGCGGTAACCATTGAGCTTAACGTGACTTTACCTGATTTTGTTGAAGATAGCATTACAGTTGTAACTACAACTTTAAATCCAGACGCGACTACCACGAGGTGATGAAAAATGGCTAATGAAGTACCTTCCCAGATAGACTATACCTCTAGAGATTATCAAGCTTTGTTAGAAGATCTAACAAGTTTGGTAAATGTTAGAACAAATTACGCGTGGACTGCTGATGACCCAAGCGATCTAGGAACTATCCTCCTTGAATCTTTTGCGTATATGGGAGATATTCAGTCTTACTATATCGACCGCGTAGCTAATGAGCTAACGCTTGATACAGCCGCACGTAGAAAAACACTAGTGGATTTAGGAAAACTCTACGGTTATAAAGTTTCTGGACCTACGCCTGCACGTCTTAACGTTGTTTTTGAAAACATAAGCGATGAGGCAATAGATATTCCTGTAGGAACTCAAGTTTTAGCTACTTTGCTTTACGGAGACTTTACAGAAATTTACTTTGAAACAACCGCTAGTGCAACTCAATTAGCTCCAGGAGACACAGTTACTCTTGCTTGTCAAGAAGGAAAAACAGTAAACACTGATCGCCCTGACTTAATTAGCCCAACTACAAATAAACCCTTGCCTGTAAACTTAGGAGTTTCTGATGGAACATCACAACAGATTGTAGAACTAATCGACACCAATGTTGTTGACAATTCTATAGTTGTTTATGTTGGACAAGGCGTAGCTTTTACCCCTTGGAGTTATGTAGAGTCATTAACTGAAGCTGGACCAAATCAGCTTGTGTTTACTACAAATGTAGACGCAGACGGTAACGTTTCTCTAGAGTTTGGTGACGGCATTAACGGAGCCATTCCACCGGCAAACCAGGTAATTAGCGCTTTGTACAGAATTAGTGCTGGTGCATCTGGAAACTTAAACTCAGGAACTATTGAAGAAGTTACCTTTATTCCTGGAAACATTCTTCCAGAAGCAGTTGGTTACCTATCTGTTTCTAATCCAGCCGCTGCTTTTGGTGGAGCTGACGGAGACGATAATGATCAAATCCGAGCTAAAGTAAAAAATGCAATTACTACGCGACGTAGAGCCGTAACTCTAACAGACTACGCAGCTTTAGCTTCTCAAGTTTCGGGAGTTGGAAGAACAAAGTCTATTGCTGGAGTGTATAGCTCTGTAACCCTTTACCTACAAACACAAAACGACGACTCGATAACTCCCGGCATAGTTAGTGGTTCCCCAACTTCTTCTTGGACAGATTTGTCTTCTAGAGTATCTACATACCTTTCAGATAAAATTCCTGTAGGTACAACTGTAACAGTTCAAGCCCCAACGTATGTAGATTTTTATGTAACTTTAACGGTAGTAGCAAACTCTGCGTTTAATAACGCAGATGTTGAGCAAGATATTAGAGACGTGTTCTTAAACCCTGGAGGGTTGTTTGCTTATGAAAGTGTTGACTTTGGTCAATTGATGGCTTACTCATCTGTTATGTCTAAAGCTGCTTCAGTAGCCGGTGTTCAATCTATTATCATAAATAAACTAAATACAGACAATACCAGCAGTGCTTCTACAGCTGGTGTACAGCTTAGTGCTGGCCAAATCCCAGTCCTACAAACTACTAACCTAATTATTAACGTTAGCGGTGGTTTGTCATGACAGTATCTGTAAAAGCTTAGAGAATAAACCAAGAGAATAGAATAGGTGAAAAATGGTAGCTCAGTATCCCTCAGCAATTAGGTCGTTTACCCCAAAGGTAGACCTCGTAGACACAGTTTTTGCTGACCACGTAAACGTTCTTCAAGACGAGACACGGGCCCTACAAGTATCTCTTGGAACTACCCTCCTTGCTTCAACTAACTATTCAGGTATTTTTACTCAGTCATCAACTTGGGCAAACTTATCTGCTCGTCTAGCTAATATTGAAGCAGGATTGGTTGGTGGAGTTACTGGATCGCCTTACTTTAAGAAAAGTGGAGATTCTATTGCTCCAGCCTCTGGAACAGTTGGTTTAGCTCTAAAAACTGCCGCGGGTACTTCTAACTTACTTGAAACCCGAAACGCGGCAAACACTCTTAACTTTCGTGTAGATTTTGACGGTCTTCCAAAAGTTGGAAATAACGACGTTCTATACGTAGGTGGTTCAGCGTACAATTCTTTAACAACAGTACTAACAGCTATTGAAACAATTGCAAAAGGAAACAGATTTAATCCGTTCTTATTAGCTGGCATGTAACTTAACAGGAGCAAAATATGGCAAAGTATGCATTTGGGATTTATGGTAATCCCAGTTTTAAGTATGGTCAAAGCGATGCTGACCGCCTTTACTACTCCTCTCAGCTTACTGCTTGGGCGTACGACTACGGAGTTATTTCTTTACGTTGGAAATCTGTAACCGCTGATCCGGCTGCAGTTGCCCTTGGAGAACAACTAACCCATTGGCGCTTAACAAAAAACTTTACAGGTACTCCTGATGGCGCATACGCTGGAGAAGCAATTGCATTTGATACTACAGGTGCTTATTTAACAAGTTATATTGATACTGCCTCAGACCTATCAGAGGAAAATAGAGAAGTAACTTACACGCTATGGATCTTTAGTAGTTTATCTGGGTGGCTAAACTGCGGAACATCAAAAGTAAACACTATTATTGAGAACAAAACTCAAACTTATTTTAAAAACTGGTTGCCTGCTGCTTGGCTAAATGAAGAAGATGGCGTAGGAGACGCAGTTGGAGACTACAACGAAAATGAGTTTACAGCTGTTTTAGACGCCTATGGTTTTGAGTACGATAAGATAAAAGTACAAGCTGAGCTTTTGTATAATTCTTTTGACGCATATAAAGTTCCATCTAACCTTTTAAAAAATAAAATTACTGATCTTGGGTTTATCTACGAGCCTGCTTTAGGAGATACTTACCACCGTTCTTTGTATAAAACAGGAAACTTTGTAAACTCTGCTAAAGGAACTAAGGCTGGGATTACTACTTACGCTACCGCCCTAACACACTGGGACAGCAACATTACCTATGGAAACAACCTCTTTTTAGACTACAACGACTCATCTTTTGAAGAATCAATTGGTCGTTGGTCAGCAACTAACGGCACCCTAGCTGTCTGTACCTATGCAAATACGTTGTCTACTTTAGGTACGGCGATACCTGCAGTTGTTCCAGATCTGTTTAACAGAGATTACCCACTACGCTCAACTTCTGTAGGAGTAGTAACAGCTAGCAGTACTAGTGACATAACTTTACGCTGCCCAGGAACTTCAGCTAATTCTATTCTTTATGGAATTCCCGTTACTGCGGGAGTAAACTACGTGTTTAAAGGTTACATTCGTGCAATAACAAATAACTACACTGCCGTAGCAAAAATACAGTGGTTCGATAAAACTGGTACGTCTATTTCTACAACGGCCTCTGGACCAACAGTTACAGCATCAACAGGGTTTTGGGCAAACTTTTCTTCTATATCAACTACGGTAGAAGGCGGTTTTACAGCACCTGCTGGAGCAACCCATGCAAAACCAACTTTAGTTATAACCCCAACAGCTACAAGCGATAAGTTTGTATTGGATATGTTTCAGTTTAGAGCGCTACCAGCCACTGAAATATCTCCAGTAGCTAAACTTCCTGGGTACACCTATGAAGATGCTAGATTGGTAAAGCTAAACATTAACCCTGATATTTCAAACATAATTCCAAACTCAAACTTTGTTAATGGTATTGGAGGTTGGGAACCGTTTAACGCTGAGGTTGTTCATCAAAACTTTGCTGCAGGACAAGACGGAGTAAAGCTAACTGCTTTGTCAGCTGGTCGAGTAGGGTTTGTTTCTGACTGGATTCAAACAGCTCCAGGAAGCCCACACAGTTTCTCTGTGTTTGTAAAAGGACCTGCAAGAACAGCTAAGTCTCGTATTGAGTTCTCAGCACCGCAGACTGAAGAAGAACAAACAGCGGTATTAACAGATGTTGATGGAAAGTTCTTTAAAAAAGAACCTTATTACGCAGATAGCGAAAGTATTACTCTAAACGCAACTACTTTTACTAAAACAACGATTACTGCGGTATCAGCTGTTCAAACCCCTGATTATGGTAAGCCTGTAGGTAAAGTATCTGTGTATATTGATAATGCTCAACTAGGAGACGTTTTTTACATTACGTACCCTATTTTAACTGAGTCTTCTGCACCTAAGGATTGGTTCTGTGGAAGTAACGGCATTACTTTTAGCGACCCTAACGTAACCACGTATTACCCAACAAATGACCTTACCTGGGAACGTAAAGATCAGTTTAATATGGTAAGTCTTTCTACCTTTGAAAACGTTACAAAATGGACTGGAGCTTCCGGGTCTACCGTAACCGTACAAACCGGTGGAACAGTAAAATTTGGAACTACATCTATGAAGATTTCTGCTTCTGGTGGGGGATCTGCAACTACAACTGTAAAACTTCCTATGGGGGCTGCAAAAGGTGGGGAAGATATTGCAGTATCTACTTATGTTTACGGTCCAGCAGGACTTTACTCACTAAGCACTAATGGACAAAAATCAGGTAACTTTAGACTTGCAGAAAATACTTGGGTAAGAATTCATACCGAAAGAGTTGCTGTAGCTGGTGAAACACAGTTTGATATAACTGTTGCTTTATCTGAAGCAGGATCTGGTACAAAGGTCTTCTACGTAGATGGCCTTCAAGCAGAGTATGGAAGAGTTCCAACTCCTTACATTGATCCAGCACAAACTACTACGGCTGTTGTTCAAAACCCATCTGATGCTGCAGAAACTGTTGCCGTAGCTAATAACTACATGGTTGGAAGCGGTAAAAGTTTTTACGCAAATAGATACACTCAAAAGTATGCTCGTTTAAAATCTACCCTTAATAAGGTAATGCCTGCCGGGTCTACTTGGTCTATTGAAACCCCAACAACAAGTATTGCTTTCCCAGACGTTGAAAACAATTTAGCTCCTTCTGGTTCTTTTGAAAACTCTACCTATGGTTGGTCTGGAGTAAGCGCATCCTTAACTAGAACAATTGCTAGAGGAAGTATCTTTGATGAAACCTTGGTTCAAGGAGCGGCTTATTGTAAAGTTAAAGCCAGCTCTTCAGGAACTTTTGGAGCCATAACCGATTACATCTCTGTAGAACCTGGTAAGGGGTATTACTTATCTGCTGCAGTTCGTCCAGAAAACGAAGATGCTTATGGAACTTACGTTCTTAAATTAAAGTGGTATGACTTGGCTTTAAATTTCCTAAGAGAAAAAACCAGCACTATAACCCTGAATAGAGGCGACCGATGGGCATACCTAGACATCGTAGCCCCTGGGTCTAAGACAGTTACCATCGATACTGTTGCCGTAGCTTCAAACGTAGTAACAATTACTACTGTTGGAAATCACGGATTTTCAGTAGGAGAAGAACTATACGTAGGTATTAACGAAGGTGCTTATAGCGCCATAATTGGAAACATAACAATTACCGCAGTAACGGCAAATACGTTTTCTTACGCAGCAACCTTTACCAATACTGCTGCCACTGCAATAAACGGTAGAGCTACCTTTGCTAACACTAGCGTTGGGTTTGCAAAAATTGAGGTAACCTGTACCCCATCGGTTTCAGGAACAGGTCGAGTCTTCCACCTTGACAAGGTTTTGTTTAGAAGGTAGGTTTCCCCTATGACTGAACTTTTAGTAGCAGCTTGGGCAACAGCCTGTCTATTAACGGCCATAGAAGAACTATTAATATCCTTAGGAAAATGGAGAGGCTTACTTGCCCTCTCTATGAGCACAGT